CATATCAACGTCGTGAAAGATGCAGCGTGTGCGAAGCCATTTAATATCAAACCTATCACCGTTGTGCCCAATTATTTCGTCGGCTTTGTTTAGTTCCTTAATAAATTTCTCAACTCGTCAAATAAAATCCTGTCATCTAACTCATTCGCGGCCTTTAAAGTTTTTGGTCCGATGTCGCCGTCAATGGCTACGTTTTTACCTAAGTTATTCAATGCTTGTTGTAAAGTTATGATTGCGCGGTGCTGACCTGAACCCCAAGCCATACCAGCGACAATGACACCAACCGAAAAACATTTGAACTCGTCGGCTCTTACGTTGTCCCAATAGCCTTTGCGGAAGACCTTAAACCAATCTTCAGAGTTCATATTTAAGAACCTTTGGTCATTGTCTTTGCCGAACATACCAACCCAAGTGCTGTAACAAATACCCATATTAGTGTGGTATTTCTTTCCTTTTAATGGTGTCGGGCAAAATAATGAGCTGCAAGAGTCGGACGGGTCAAGGCTAAGACCACCTTCCCAGCGTTTGATAAATTTAATGTACGTGTTTAAATCCATAGTCAAAATTTTTGACTAATGTAAGGCTTTTCTAAATAAAAGAAATAAAAAAATCAAGGTCATAATGAACCCCGAAATAATGTATAAGTTCTTAAATTGGTTTAGTGGAGAGTGTTTTGCACCTATACGTTCCTTTTTTAAGTCATTTTCACGCGTTTTAAGCGCATTTCTCAAGCTGTCCTTATACATTTGTCTAATCGTACGCAAAGAGTCGTTAAAACGCTTGTATTCGAATCTTATTTCGTAGCGTGTTTTTGGTATGTAGGAAGTTCTGTAACGAATGATTGTATCTTTTGACGTTATTATTTTCTCCCAATAGGTCGTGTCGTGCTTAACTACTAGGAAACTATCCACTTTCACAACTCGAATTGTGTCCGTGATTGTGTCGCATCGGTAGCCTTTACGTTCCGCTCGTGTGATTAAGTTCTGAACCGAGCAGGAAGTAAGTAATAAAATCAAAAATAAATACTTCATCAAAATGAATCTTTAATTGCTTTTGCTTTCTTAATAAACGACTTGAACCGGGCAATGAATCCTTTGTCGTTCCCGTATCTTACGCGTATCTTTTCGTCAATGCTTACCACCTCGATGGATGCAAGAAACAATCCGACCAATTTAGTAAGCGTATAGTCAACCGAAAAGACGGTCTTGACCATTTCGTTAACCATTGCGTAATCAATAAGGAAGAAAAGAATTACTGCACTTTGGTATGTAATCATTTTACCGATTAAACCCTTGCGTAATCTTCGACTGCTAAACTTTTCCGATGTCAAACGAATAGCAACAAAGGTATCGATGAAAATAGCCAAGCCAATGACTAATAGAATGACTTGGATGGGTGCAAAAAAAGAATAAATCGCGACAAGTGCAGAGATTAAATATTTCATAACAACTCAATCACTTTCGGTACATACTCGATTAGTGGCAGGTCTTTCACCCAAGCAAATTCCTCAACCGTACAAAACTCCATTTCTTCAACTGAGATTATCCAATTATCTGAATCGTCTTGAATAGGATTAAAGTAAGAATCTTCGGTGTATAGTTGCCCGACAAGTTCGTCTTTCTGTACTTCTGTAAGTAACCCTACATAGGTAAGCTTTTGCTCTTGTGTTAAATCTTTTAGTTTCATACGTTACGTCCTAAAGTTGTTTGAAATGTTTGTACTGCGGTGTATAGATTAGCGGCTTCGGTGTCTGTAAGTCCGTCACCAATGGATGAGAATGCGTATTGTCTAGGGGAATAGTAAGGAAATGGGGAATTTGCTGCACCAATATAAAAAACTGAATTATTTTTAACAACAGAAGCATTTGTAATTTGTTTCAACACACCATTTTGTCTTGCCCTTATTTCAGTTGATGATATTCTATTCGCAATAAAATGACCGAGTGAACTTGATGTGTTACTAATACCGCTATTTGTTGCGTGAATTCTTGGATAAAATACATTTCCGAATTTTGAGAAAATAGTACTTTCAAAACTTCCGTCAATCATACCCATATCACAATACAACGCATCGACATTGGTGCGTGAGTAAATTGAGATGTGCGCACTATTTAACGCTAAACTTGTATTGTCATTAAGAAAAGTATTTGCAAATCCATTTGTACCATTTGGCTGCGCTCCATTTGCTGAATGCGTCCATCCACCATTAAACACCAACCTAAAAGCGGCATTAGTATCGGCAGGATTCTTCAAGTTAAACTTGTGACTGAATGCGGTCCCACCAACGAATGGATATAACGCTTTCATCTTCGTCCAAATACCATAAGCCTTTAAAGAAACTACAAGAGTATTTATTGCAGTTTGCTGCGTTGGGTTTGTTATTCCTGCGGCTGTGATGAAGGCTTGAGCGTCAGGGTCAAGTGACGAAAACTGCCATACTAAAGTTGAGCCAATCCGTATCTCGTTTACTTGAGTGCTGCCAATCTTACAATTATTTATTGTTGTTGAACCTATCTTCATTATACAATGAAATAAAGAGTGTTTGCGTTTGGTGTTATTGCTGCGTATTCTGCGGCCGTCACAGTTTGAATAGCGTTCGTGTCGTATGTTGCTCCGTCGTGCGTAGGTATTACAGTGATATTTCCACTACCTAAAAGCGAAGTGCCGTTGATTGTTTTGATATTTGTACCACTTACCAATGCAGCTTGTTTGCCATTGAATGTGCTCCAATCAGTTGAGCTCAATGCACCCCTGTTTGATGCTGATGCAGTTGGTAAATTAAAAGTATGTGTATTTGTAGCTGATGATATTGAGAAATCAGTGCCACTGGTACCTACTGCCAAGTTCTGAACTTGTGAAGTCAAACCATTCAATGCAGTTAAGCCCGTAGAAAATGTTGTGATTACTTGACAAAGGTGGCTATTCTCTGTGTGCAGTGTGATTGTTTTGCTGCTATGAATCACATATACTCTCACAGCAAGTCTGTCAGCTGCAAGAAGCACTGTGCTTGGTACAGCTAATGCCGTTGTGTATAGGTCAATTTGAGTGCCATTAGTTATAAACTCAGGAGTTGCGGAACTTGATGCAAGCAATGTTAATGTACCTCCGCTTAGTTTGTAAAGTTCAACATAAAACCTTGGTGTGCCTCCATTGCTTGATGCAGAAAAATACATCTCAAAGTTCCAATTCCCACCCGGTATTAACAATTGATTCGGTACACTAGCGTCCGTGATGAATGATTGAATGTAGCCATCAGCATTGATAGTAAAATCTGTACCTGCACCAATTACGGGTGTGCTACTCATTTGCTTGAATGCCACACCGCCAAGTGTGCCTTGAGCAACTGAACCATTGAGGTAAAAGTTAACACTTGAACCACCGCCGCTCGATGTTGGGAAGTTGGCAAGTTGTCCATCACCTCTGATGTATTGACTACTAAGTCCTGCCGCTGACACGGCTAATGTGCCACTTGATGTCACGGGATTACCACTTACCGAAAATGCAGGTGGCATTGTCAAGTCTACCGAAGTAACCGTGCCATTATTTAAAGTCGGCAAGTTGTCAAGGTCGTTGTAGTCGTTTGAGAAAGCCGTCGCTCCTAAATCTGCGGTGTCCGCTTTTAGTGCAAGTGCATCGTTAACCGCATTTTCACTTGGTGCTTTGTCCGTTACTCCGTCGGTGATTGTTTGACTTACCTGGGAAGGTATGTTTATATTTACTGCCATACTATATTGATATCAAAATTTGCTAAAGTTACTGCCGTCTCAGTTGCTACAAGAACCTCGTTTAAATACACGTTGTAGGTTGTGTCTGGTAATATAAGTAAACCACCACTTGGAACGGTTGCCGTATAGCTTCCGTCCGAGTTTTCGACGTTACCATCTAAACATTCAACGGGTGGATTTGGTGTTATCGGTCTCATTGGTATCTCACAAGGTCCGTATGTATTCACCTCAAAAGTAATACTCATAACCCACCCCGCCACATAATCTAAATCAAAGTTATTTATCGGTGTCATTGTCGACGTTCCTATAACATCGAGTTGTGCGTCCATATCATTTGTATAGTAGACGTACATATCTTTCAAAATCAACTGACAATCCGACACAATAGTGTTAAGATTTGCGCGGTCTTTTTGGATTATGTCAACACAATAGACGTTTATACTAAATTGGTTCGTGTTTAGGTCTTCCAAGTCGCTAACGGGTTCAACGAAAACAACCGGGTACTTCTCGTTTTTAGTCGAAAAGTTAGGCATTTGCTCCCTAAACTCGCCCCCGTATTTCTTGATTTGCAAGTGAGCGTTACAAAACTGCTCTATTTTTGAAAGTAGTGTTATGTAGCTTGTCATAATGTCGCGTTTTCTTGCATCTTTTTAACCTTATTTTGTGTGCTTGTAACATCACTTTCAACAACAACCGCTTTAACCGTTAATTGATTCGATTTATTTTCTGCGTCTTTAGGTGATGAAGTGGTATTTAAGTTGTTACCTTGTCCGAAAAGTGAGAACGAAGGTGCACCACCTCCAGCGTTTGTGTTTCCTGCCATAGTTGAAACGTCAGTACCACCGCCACCACCACCACCCGAACTCTTTGAGCCGTATTGAGTAGATGCAATTTTTGCCACGTTAGCAACAGAGGCAGAAATAGTAGCAATAAGCGCAGCAATACCAATAGGTGTAACGGGTGGAAATTGTGCAATAGACGCTTGAGCCGCTTTGAATCCATCAATAATAGCGAGTGAAAGTTGCATCGCTTTCTGAACTGCAAACTGACGCTTTGCTCTTTTCTCCTTACTAACTTCGTCTTGTTTACCAAAACGTTCCGCTAAAGTAAAGGCAGTTTCTGCAAGGTTATTTACAGAATTAGCGTAATCTTCGGCTATCTTAATTTTTTCTTCGCGTTCTTTATTTCTTTTTTCCGCTTCTTTAGCACGGGCTTCGTCTTGAATTTTAGCTAACTCTTCTTGTTGTCTTTTCTCAAGTTCCTGAGTGTCTAAGTTGTATTGTTTAGCTTGTTCAATTAAGTTAAAATACTTTTCTCTAACTGCATCCTCTTCAAGTTGTGCCGCGCTGCGTGTGTTTTGGTCGTATAGTGCGAAGAAGTCTTCCTCTTCCTGCGCTCTTAATAACTGCGCATCCTTAATTACCTTTGCAAGTTCGGCTTGTTTCTTAACCTCAGCGTCAACGTATTTTTTGTTAATTGCGTCCGCAGTTTGAGCCGCCTCTTGTACGTACAAAGCATTTAAAGCAATACGTTCTTTTTCGTTAAATTTCTCATTCTTCAAAAGGTCTTCTTGAAGTCGCGCGTATTTCAGTCGATTCGCTTCAAGTTCCTTCTCAACTCCGTCCTTCATTAAACCAACACGAAGGTCTTCAATTAAACGAGTGGCTGCAAGTCTATCTAATAAAAATTGCTTTTGTGCTTCGGCTGCCTTCTTACCTTCGGAGATTACTTCCTGGTTTAACTTAACCTCTTCGACTTTTATTTCTTGTGCTTTGGCTTTGTTTTCCTTAACCGTATCCTTATATAGTTTGGTTTGATTAAGGAAATTGTTGTCCATAATCTCCAACAACTTTAGATTGTTATTGATTTCTTCTTGAAGGTATTTATTGCGTTCGATTCTTAACGCGAGTGTGCTTTTACCTTCCGCTTCAAGTAACGCTATTTTGTTATCCATTACTCCAAGAACTTCAAGACGTTTTTCCTTTTCCTCTTCAAGTTGTTTTGAGGTTTTTTGAAGTGCCTCGTCCGCGGCAAATGAAGTAAGACCTAACGCATCTAATAACCATTTGACCATATCAATCAATGGCTTAAAAGCAGCAGTAAGAAATTCTACAAACTTAGTCACGAAACCTAACCTTTCGGCTAATATATAAAGACCTGCAGCAATAGCGGCAACTACCGCAGCAATTAAGAAGATAGGATTAATTAAAATCTGCGCCCCAAGTTTAAGGAATGCACCTCCAACCGTTGCAATGGTAGAACCTAAGCCTTTTAAAGATGAAGAAATAGTTTTTGCATCAATCTTCCCAAGGTTACCAGCGAACAACTGAGCCGATTCAGCAGCACCTTCAAAGTCCATTGACATAAGTTGCGACTGCATCAACCCGAAGGCGTTAGAAGTTTGTTCAAAGCGTGAACCTGACGCAAAGACAGCCGCCCGTTCGTTGGCATCTTTTAACTGGTCGGAAAGTTTACCCGCCTCCTCAGCAAGTGCAGCCATTTGTTTAGGGTCTGTTGCATTAGCAAGTTCTCCTTTTAAGGCTTTTAACTCACTACGGATTTGTGCAATACCGTTGAGTTTTATATTTATTTCCTGGTCCGCCATTACAATACCATCATCGTGTTATCATAATCTCCACGATTCCCACAACCTCCAACGGGTTTAATATCTGAATCTCTATTCAAGTCGCTCGTGAATTGTGGGTAAAGTGATTTGTATTCAAGTAGGTAGTTAGTAAGTCGCTTCTCATAAAACGCTGCCATCTGTCCGTAGTGGTCCATTACAAACGCGGTTTCACCTTGAGACACACTACTTGAGTAATCTCCGTTTTGCTGTTGGATTCCTTTGTTTTTAAGTTGGTATGTTAGTCCGAATGCGGCTTGTTCTGCTGCTCTCCACGCTACAACAAACTGAATCTTTTCGACAAGCGTTTCTTCGTCAGGCGTTAAATCCTGAGCGTTGTATTGAGTAATCAAATAGTTGTAGAAATAACTGCCTAAGATGGCTTGTAAGCGCATATCTGACGCAGGTTTAACGTAAGGATAAACGTCGGTCACATCTACGTTCGCCGTAATAGGTGTGTTTATCTTAAGAAAGTTCTCGGTTACGAAGTAAATCATTCTGTCGGTGGTGTTACGTTACCAATTTGCGACTTAACAACGTCCCCGTCAGGTACAGGTGCGAGTGCTGCCATCGCTCTAATTTCGTTTATTGTCATTGATTCAAGTACCTTTGTTGCGACGAGTGGAGACATCGCATTTAAAGCGTTTGTAACTGCGCTACCTTCATCTTCAATGGCTGTAATAGTTTCGTTTACGATTTGATAGTTGGTAATTTCTACCTTGGCATCTATACCAACCACTTTTAAAAGTCCGTTTATGATGTCTGTAACGGTTTCGCGTAATGGAATAATCGTGTTTTTCTCGAATATCACGTACGCTTGTTTGATATCTGAACCGCTACCCAGTGCGCCCGAAGTTCTAACCCCTAAAAGTATTGGGTCAATAGTATGAGCGAAACAAATCTGCTCAGTATTAAGTTCAGAAACTCCCTTGAAAAGTTCGTCGTTGGAGTTTGTAGGTACATTCACCAAGTCAGGCAAACTTTCTTTGTTGTTCGCGAAGAAGGCTACAGCTTTGCCCGAATTTTCCGCTCCTTTCAACTTGTTCACGGTGTCTTTTATCAACTGCATCTCTTCGGGCCCTTGTGGCTTCTTAGGAAACATCATTGCAAACGAAGGGAAGATAGAGTTTTGAATGTTCGACTTTTGCAAGTATGACAATTCACCGCTCAAGAAAGCGAAATTTAACGCACTTGTATATTGTGGTAGTGGGTAATAATCTTGTCCTACTGATTTTTGTTCGTAAACATAAAGGTATGTTCCGTCTTTGCATTCCGGGTGGTATGGTTCGTAAGTAGTGATTTGCATACCATACTGCCAATCCTCGTTAACAGCGTATAATGTTTTTGCTTGGTTTATTCTTACCTTTTCGGGTGCGATTCTTTTAACATTAAATGCCTTTCCTTTCTTTAGTTCGATGGAAAAGTAAACTCGTCCGTGCAGAATTACGTCTTTAGTCACTACTTTAAGCGTGTCTTTAAAGCCTATTTTTTTACCAAAGGCATAAAGAACCACTTTCTCCATATCGGTAAGTTTCGATTCGTCAAAAGTATAGCCTCCCCCAATAGTTGCGTTGGTCTTAAAGTCCACAATAGAGCCGTGTAATGGGCTCATATAGTACATTTGATTGATTAGCTGAGGATATAAATTGTCGCTCCCAAAACGAAGGTAGCCTTGCGTAGTGTAACGCGAATCCACAAATGGCAACGACAAATTAGCTTCAGGTACACGCAAAAACGGAGTGCTGAAACTTTGGTAACCCGTGTCCACTACTTTTAGTGAATCGTCATTTTTAAACTTTCCAAATAAACCCATTAGTCATAAAT